CGGGAGCGGTACGGGAAAGTGGTGGACGTGCTGACCGAACTAGCCAAGGCGCCCAAGGGAACGAAGAAACGGTTCTGCGCCCGGGAAGCCATATACCGGATTCAGACCGGCGTCACCCAAGACACCGGCACTCTTTGGGAAAACGTCGATCACATCCGCACACTGACGGGAAATATCCCGCCGAACATGTAGCCGGATTAACGACCCCCCGCTTATGCGGGGGGTCACCTGCTCCCTGTAGATAGGATTCACCATGGACCAGCCGCTATTCAGCGAATGGGAATGCAGCCAGATTACCGGGCAAACCGATATCTGGGACGCCATAGAAACGACCGAGGAAGAGAAAATCGTTCCACCGGAACTCCCCAACGATGGGAGTCTGTTCGGGCTGCGAGTTACCAGCCACCCTCAGGGCGGCGCACTGTTTGGTGTGGAGGTTGACGGATGACCGCGACAATAGAGGGCATGGCCACTGCTGACGTATACCCCACCGCTGTCCGGTACCTCGGTGCCACTCAGGTGGCTGCCGAGATCGGCGTGTCCCGCACCGCTGTCACACAAGCGTTGCGCCGCAACCCCCCAGACAGCGCATCCCCATTCCCGGAACCGGACGCGTTCGTCGGGGACACGCCAGGTTGGGCGCCCGACCGCCTTGGCGAGATCCGGGCGTGGTACGCCACTCCGCGCCAAGGGCGCCGTCAATCCGAGTAGTCGATCGGGCTCGGTATGACCTCCGCGTACCCCCGCATCCAGAACCGGAATAGGTTTCGGGTGCGGGGATCGTTTGCGTTCGGATCATGCGGGCACGTGGAGCGGCGTCGCCCTTCCTGGGCGGCCTGCTTTCCGTCCTGGTAGGCGCGCACGATGTCTACTGCGACCGACACGCATCCTCCCTACCTGTTGAAGTCGCGGCCCACTTCACCGGTCGGCTGACCAGCTTCGATCTCGGCGATGAAGTCTTCAAAGGTCTGGCGTCCGCTGGCGTCGAAGAACCTCTTAAGTTCTTCGCTAGCATATTTCTCTACTCGGCTCCGAGGGCCAGAGAACAATGACATCGGATCGATGCCTGCCGCTTCGCCTTGTTGGTTGAGCATGAACCCGTTCGTCTGCTCTTCCGCTTGCACATAAATCCGTTCGATCATGAGCTTGTACTGCTCACGGGCGATTTCGCGGAAGGGGCGGCGATCCTGCGACGACCGGTGTTCAGCTACGTACTGCTCTCGGCGGATCGACTCGATACTACGTCCCAACACTTCAGCGGCGGCTTCCTCACGCTCCATGCCCTCGTCTTCAACGAGGCGTTCTATCTCCGCGTGCTGGGCGTCCTCCTTCGCCTCGCGCTCGCGGCGGCGCTGTTCTGCCTGCTCCTCTCGACGCCGCTCGGCTTCCTCGCGGCGGTCCATCTCGGCGATAACCGCTTGGACTTGGGGGGAGTCCATGTCCACGCCCGCACCCAGTAGCTCGGACATCCGCGTATCGAGGTCGTCTGCGGAGAGTTGCGTAAGGTCTTCGGTCGGCTCTGGTTCCTTCAGCTCGGGTTGATCGGGGGTGCGATCCTCGGCCGGCTCGGGCTCCTCCTGGCGGCGCGTATCGGGCCGGACCTGTTCGGTTCCCCCATCCAAGGTGGGTTGGGTGTCTGGCCCGATTCCGGTCGCCGCGTCATCGCGTCCGGCCGGTGGTGTGGATCCGGCTCCGGCCTGCTCGCGGTACCGCAGACGTTTCAGCTCGGGGTTGTCTGCCAGGTGCTCGCGTAGCTGTTTCTGCTTACGCCGCACTTTCGCGTTCGCGGCACGTTTGGCGTCCTCGGTGAACGCGGCGGCACGCTCTTCCTTGGCCTTGCGGATGTCGCGCTCAATCGAGCGCTGTTTCATCCGTGCCCGGTAGGCGTCGGGATCCTGCCCGCGCGGCTCGGGAATCTGGGTGACGCCGGGCAGGTAGGCGCTGACCGAGTGACGACAGTTCGGGTGGAACAATCCGGCCGCGCGCGCTTCGGCGAGCGTCCCGGCCACGGTGACGGCTACCGGTTCCTCAGTGAGGGTGTGGGCAATGTCGATTTCCCCGGTCGGACCATCATCGGCTCGTCGAAGTACAGCACCCTCCCACGGGCGGCATAAGGGGCACTCTTGCCCGTGGTCTGACACGTACACGAAGCCGATACCGATGCTGGCGAGCCGGTCAGTTTGCCCTTCGACCGCAGCACGGGCGCTAGCCGTGCGGGTCGCCATTTCCACGTAGGAATGCAGTCGCCATGTCCGGCCGCTCTTGGCCGTAAATCCCGTAATGCCGCGCTTCACGAGCGCTGACCACGCGGCTTGTGTGGCCTCCCGGCGCGACTGTCCCCCGGCGAGCATCCGCGCGGACGCGCCCGCGACCACCTCCCGGTAGGCGTCCAGCGCGTCCCGGAGAACGTTCTTCACCTTGTCGCCGATGTCCTTAATGAGCCGCTCCGCCAGAGCTTCAATCGCGCCGGTCTGTGGCACCTGTTCGCGGGCTTCCTCGGCTGCCTCCCCGATACCGGATCCGGGAAGTAGCCCATCGGGGATGTCGGACAGGGCGGACCGGTTGCCGAGTCTCCACGATCGGGCAATCGAGTCGCGAAGCTGCTGGGATCCGTCGGCTTCAAGCGAGGCTTGGATGGACTCGACCGACTTCCGAAGCTTGCCGATTGCCTCCATCCGCTGGTCTCCTAGCTCAGCGGTCGGCGCTCCGGGGTATTCCTCCAGGTGCCGGGTTATGCGCCGCGTGACGGCGAGTTCGGCTTCTCGGTAGATCCTGCTGACTTGTTGAACTATCGCTTCGATGTTGTCGGGATCGACCGCCACGGGTCACCCCCCGTCGGCGTTCTCCGCGAGACCAGTGGAAGCGAGTTCGGACGCCTCGGCGAACGGATCCGCTTCGCTGGTTTGCTCGGCACGGATCCGCTCGACCTCCTCGGACACTGCGGCTTCGTCCCAGTCCGGATGGAGCATGGCAACCTTCGTGCGCACGCTCGCTGCCTCAGCGTTGGCGATGCCGGTCAAGGTCCGCGAGAGCGCCTCAGGGTCGGGCGTCACCGCGTCCGGCCACTCGATAGCGGGCCGCTCGGGCGTCACACCGGATTCAAACACCTCACGGTCTACGGCAAGCAGCGCTTCCACGAGTTGGGCGAGCGCGGACTTCCAGTAGCCGATTTTGCGTGCCCTGGTCTGGTAGGTCCGCCGTTCGCGAGCATGGACCTCGGTAGCGGTGACCGCCTGTCCGTCGCCCTGTTCGCCGAACGTGGAGGCGGAATAACCGGCGCCTCGGATGATCTGGGTCGCTAGCTCTGTGACCGTCCGGGCGTGCTGTTCAACCCGAATCTCGGGCTGAACGAGCTGAACCATGCTGCTGGGGCTCGTGTCGGTTCCGGGCAGCATCTCCAGACCGGTGAATAGCTCTTGCTCAGCGTCGAACCACGCGCCCTTGCCCGCGCCCTGGTCCTGTAGCAGAGCGTTGGGAACGACCGCGCGGGCCTTGGCCAACCGGTGCTCGCGCGCCCAGCTCGACCAAATTTCATCGAGCTGGTCCATAAGCTGCTCTACGCCCGCGTAGTCGCTTCGTCCCAGCGGCGACCCGCGTAGCAACCGGTTCGGCCTGACGTTGGGAACGTACACGGCAGCCAGCCCCGGGGCGCCGGTCGGGATCGCTCCGTCAGCGTCCACCTGGTCGGCGAGCATCTCGGTCTCGGGTCGGTCGTCCAGCGGCACCGGACGTCCGAGCTTGTCTCGGGTGCCCTGGTAGAGGCCGTGATAGACGGTTCCCGGCTCGTGGCGTTCGAGGTGTCGCCAGACCTGTCCGTGATCGTCGGTGAGCACTCGCCAGAACGTGACCGCGCTCAACCTGCCATGCGTCCACTCGGGAGCGGCACAGTCCGGCGTGATCGCGTCCACGAGCGGAACACCGGCCACGCTGGTATCCCACGACACGCGTAGGTACACGCCCCCGTAGGCCGCGCACACCTCGGCTGCTTCCAAGAGTGTGGCGTGTAGGTCGGCTTCCTCAGTGATCTCGTCGAGCCGTTCTTGGGAACCGACGGTGATCGCGGGAAGCTCTTCAAACAGCAGTTGCGCTGAGGCTTCGGCAATGTCTGAGGCGAGCGGCACGTGTAGCCGCGAAGGCGCTTGCCCCGGTGTGGGCTGTCCCCAGAACCAGCGGACCACAGCCGACCACGCCCGTCCGAGAACGCCCGTGCGACCGTGGTCGCGGTAGAAGTCGTGCCCGCCGACAGCACCCCCGTATACCCGAGACAGTTCCTCGGGATCTCCCGAGTACCAAGCGGACCAGGCGTCGTACAGCTCGCGCGGACGCTGGGTGTCGTGCGGGGGCCACGGCTGGTCTTGTGTGGGAAGCACCGGGTCACCTCCTCACGGTGTGGGCGGCTACAGCCTCACGTGTCCAGTGCGGCCCTCACGGCCGCGTCCTTGGACTCCAACAGCTTGCGCAGCGCCGTGGAGGTCTCCGGCCCGGCGGGCAGGGTGTCGGCGAGGTGGCGGGCAAGCTCGGCGAAAGGCCGGCTGACTTCCTGGAGGTGCTCGGGAAGATGTTCATAGGCGAAGTAGCGCAGGATCGGAGTCATGGGGTGCTCCTAGGTGGTGACGGTCATGGTTGGTCAGGTGGGCTCGCCACAGCGCTTCGGTGGTGGCAAGGGCGTAGCGGGCAGCGTCTAGCGAGTGGTCCGCTATCTTGAGCGGTTTGTCTTCGCCCTTCTCGGTGGCCTCGTCGTCCCAGCTGTAACCGGGAGCTTCGTTGATGAACCCGGTGCACCGGTCGGACACGAGGAGTCGCTGTTCGGCGAGCAGCGTCGCCGTGAGACTGATCCCACGTAGGACGTCGTTGTCCGCGCTCGCGGACGTGAGCCCGTCGCGGTGGAGCTGAAGCCGCATGCTCGCGGCTGACGGATCGACAACAACCCATTCGGGCCGCATGTCGGGCTGTTCGGGTAGGTGGGGTTGGTCGAGCCAGTCCCGCAACCGCGCGGAGAGCTGCCCGTCCGTGAGCCGCGATGCGCCCGCCCGGGGGTCGTGCCGCCATTCGTCCACGAGGTACAACCGGCCATCCTCTCCGAGAGCGAGCAGCAGGGCGGCGGTGGCGTTCGTGGTGCCATAGTCGAGTCCGAGGGTGAGCACGCGCCGCATGCGAGGAAGCGAGGCCCATGGGATGACATGGGTTGCCGGGTCCCACATGTCATAGACCGCGCCCTCAGCCGCAACCCACTCGCCAGCGATGAACCGCCGATGCCATAGCCCGGTGAACTCTGCGCGTTTCTGCTGGACATACTCGCCAGACAGGGCGGGATTGTCGTCCATGGTGAAGTGCCAGTACCGCCAGTGCGGCAACTCCGCGCGCTTGTCGAGAAACTTCGTCTTCAACCAGTGGGCGGGCGAGTCGGGGTTGGTGGTGCCGAACAACTTCGCGCCGTCCACACTCATGCGCCCGAGCAGCTGCGTGAAGAACTCTTCCGGTAGGACCGTGACCTCGTCGCAGTAGGCGCCCGCGACGGTCATTCCCCGCAAGGTCTTCTCAGCCTTGCTGTCGGACGCGCCGATCACGTGGATCCGACGCCCGAGAATGGCCGCCGTAGGCGCTCCGGAGGTGTAGGACACGTGATCGGTGATGCTGCCGAACAGTGCGGGATCCTGTAGTGGCCCCATGATGTTGCGGCTGATCGTCTCCCGAGTCCTGCCGGTGATGAGCAGTTCTCCACCGCGCGGGGCGTCGGCGACGAACATCAACCAGGCGAGTAGGGACGCGATAGTTTTCCCGGAGCGGATCGCGCCGTCCCAGACGTTGACCGCTGCGGTTGATTCCGCGATGGAGCCGAGCTGTTTCCGGCTTAGGGGCAGCGTGTTGAGCACGATCACCCCTCAAAGACCGTGCCCGAAATGACCGTTTCTGGCTTCTGATAAGCAAAAGTTACCGGAAGTCAGAAAGCGCTAGTCCGACGGTTCATTCTGAGAGTCGGCACCGTTCTGCCACGTCTGGCGAATGCCCTCCGCGAGACGCGACAGCATCGAAGCCGCATCGTCGGAACCGGTCGAAGCGTCCACGCTTTCCAGCTTGACCGCGTGCTGTGTGGCGTGCCCGGCCGCTTGGATCAGAGCGCGCACGTCCTGGGGCGGTAGATCATCAGCGGTCCACTGCACGAGCTTCCCGGCCGACACCTCGGACCGCTCGTGCTCGGTCCGGTCGAGCCGGTCGAGCTGATGGGATGCGTGTTCGTAGAGCCGGGAGACGATCTCCGCGCGGCGCGCGGCGTTGTCGGCCACACGCGCGCGCGTCGCGTGGGCGGTCTGCGTCCGGTCGAACGCGTCTTCGTTGCCGTTCTCTTGAGCGACCTTCGCAACGGTACTAGGGGACACCCCATGCTCGCGGGAAATGGCGTTGCGGCTCTTGGTTCCGCTGTCGATGTCCGCCAGGATCGCGGCGCGCTTATCGTCATTGATGGGCGGGGGCATGTCACCCCCTGGTTGCGGCGACGAGAACGGTCCCGCGCGTGCGGGGCCACCGGTTCGGATCGATGAATCCTCGTTCCCGAGCGGTTGATACTGGCATTTCCCGTACAACGTCGGGGGAACGTCCGAGCGCGAATGTGAGCCGGTCGAGAATGTTGGTGCGGTCGCCGGTGTCGCCGCGCGGGATGATTGCGGCGGCGGTGCGGTAATCGGGGGGCATTTCACCCCCCCGGTCCCTACTGAGACGAGATTATGGAAATAATAATGAACGGCCCGAGTACGGCGAAGAATCCGTTCAGCACGGTTCCGGTCACAGCCATGCCGCGCCCGGAGCGGGTGCCGCTTGCCCCGGTGTGGCGTATGCCGACGATTCCGAGGATGAGTCCCACCAGGCAGGGGATGTAGAGCATAAACAGGCAGACCAAGTTCCCGAGCCCCAATATGAGGGATGCGATGGCGGGTCCGCTCGTCTGCCGTGGCGCAGCGTGCGGAGGGACCGGGGGGTGAGCATGGGTCATGCGAACTCCTATTGGTGGGAGAGTCCCAGGATAGAAGAAACGTATCCCCCGACAGTCCCGGATGCGTTCCGTTGGCCACTTTCGGCCATCATGTAAACCATGCCCACGGTTACGCGTCGTGTGCCGGTCGGACATGAAAATGCCCGACCGGTGGCCGGGCATTCGTGTGTTGATGCTTCCTAGTGTGACATTCTCGTCAGTGGAACGCAAGGAAAGGCGAGTTTTTCTAGATCTTTCCAGGAAACGTCATGTTCTACCTCTTGTAGTAGAGGTACACTCCGATATCGAATGCCACACCGATCAGTATCACGATTGCTCCTACGACCGAGTACCACACGGGGAAAGCGTCGAACACTACTCCTCGGATCGTGGTGATGATGGCCACAGGAAGACTGATGTTGAGCACGACCAGGGCGACGCGCAGTAGGAGCGGCATGGTTCCTCCTTGTGAGGTTGGGTGTTGGTGCGTAAAGTAGGAGGTCGGGACCGGGGTAGTTTGGTTACCCCGGTCCCTTGGTTACTTCTTACGATGGCGGCCTATCGCATGCTTTCCCTTCGGCTTCTTCACCTGCGCCCGGAGAGTAAGGACTCCCGTGAGGGTTGAGATGAGAATGAGGAAGAGCGAAGCGATGCTGATGAGGAATTCCACCATATCGAGAAGATCACCTCCTCTCTATTTTGTTGTACTTCCATTGTAGCGGGTACCCGCTACATGTAAAGGGTGTCAGCTACACTTTTTCTATGAGTTTTTCCGACGATCAGATACAGCAGGTCACAGCCGCGCTATCCGCCATCACGGACCCCACGGAGCGCGCGCAGGCCGTGGGAGACATGCTCTCGGCAATACCGGCCCTTCAGCGCGCACTGCGAGAGGAACGACGTGCTGCCGTACTGGACCTGCGCGAAGCCGGATACAGCCACGCGCAGGTAGCGGCTGAACTTGGGATCAGTCGTGGAAGGGCGCAACAGATCGCCGAGGGCCGCACGTCCTAACGGGAGTGCGGTTCGGTCATGAGGTCTCCAATAGATTGCGAACGTCGGAGAGATAGTACGAACGGGCACCATCGGCAGGAGTGAGCTTGCCCCGGCGTGCCCACTGCCGGATGCGCTCCGGTGTGACGGTGTGTCCCAGAGCGGTCAGGGCGCGTGCCGCGTCGGCAGCGGGCAGCGCGGCGGCGTTGAGCCGGTGGAGCGCCTCTGTGCGCCATTCGTGGACGTCTACCTCACCGTCGCACGCGTCATCATGGCACCGCGCGGTGCGAACGCCTTCACGGGCGTACACGGGCCGGCCGCACTCGGGACAGGTTCCCGCGAGCATACTCGCGCCCGGGAGATCCACCGCGCGTTCGGCTTCCTGAACTGCTGCGGTGATCTCATCGAGCGCTTCGGCAGCCGCTGGGTGATGCCGGATGACCTCCACCCGTCCCCGTAGCCATGCGGCCATGGCGGGAAGCGTGTCGTCCGGACACCCTCGTTCGTCGGCGATCATGCGCACCCACCCCACCACGGCGGACCGCAGAACCCAGCGGGCTTCCGACGCCCGCCCAGAGTAGGGAAGTGGGATTTCAGCCGGACGCCCGCCGCCGCTCGGACGTGCCGTCCGGTCCTGTCGGGTGAGCGTCGTCTCCAGCTCGTCAGCGAGCCACTCTTCAACTTTCCGGAGTGCGGCGGTCAGCATTCCCGCGCACGTGGCGCACACGGTGGCATCGGCGACCGGCTGCCCACACGTACACACCATTACGGCTCCCTCGTGGCGAGAACGGCAACAGTGCCGCTCTCGGTGGACTCGATATCCAGCTCAGGAAGCGGCATCATCGCGGCCTCGTATCCCACCTCGCGGAGCAGTACGGGCGCATCTCCACACTCGGAGAGATAGCCACCAAGAAACTCGTGTAGCTCTCGTACAGTCATTCTTCTTTCCTGTTTCTATTCTTAGGAAGACAGGGTGGACTCTCAAGGGTCCACCCTGTTCGAATGTCAGAACGGGGGTTCAGAATCCCGCTGCTCCCACGGGTCGCTTTGAGGTTGTCCGGTGCCGGTGTTGTTCCCGTACCCGTTTCCGCTGTCGCGCCGAGGCATCCGCACTGGGCGAGAAACTTCCTCCACTATAACTTCCTCTGCGCTTTTTTTCTGACCGGATTCCTTGTCCTCCCACTGGGTGGTCTTAATCCGGCCGTGGAGCGTAACTTCTGTTCCCTTGTCAATTTCCGCTTCCGCTATGGCTTCAGCAGTCCGGCCGAAGGCGGTCGCCCGGCCATACCACACGTCGGCGTCTTCCCATTGCTCTGTCTGTTTGTTGTAGCGGCGGGAGTTCGCGGCGATTCTGATCTTTGCCACTGCGGTTCCGTTCTGCGTCCAGCGCATGTCCGGGTCGGCCACGAGCCGACCGGTGACGGAGATCGTGGGTAGTGCCATCGAAGAAGCCCTTCCGTTGCGGCGTTCAGTTGGGTTGTGCGGAGTTTGAAGAGTCGGAGCTGTAGCCTTCCTCGGACACGCGGGTATTTCTGCTTCCGCGTGGATTCTGTGGCTGTGTGAGACCAAGCGCAGAGCGCGCTTGCCGGTACGACTCGGTAGGGGGAGTGGGTTCGCCCCGGTCGGAGCGGATCGCGCGTTGGTCGGCGACAGCGGACAAGTGCTCGTGAAGTTGTTGGCGGTAGTCCCGGGCGTCCGGGTCCGGCCTGGCGATAGGAGCGCGCTGAATCCGGTCGGCGCGGATGGCACGGACCTTGGCGCAGATATCGGCCGGAGAACAGAACCGTTGCTCGCGGGCGATCTGGTCGATAGCTTCCCGGGCATCAGCCGCCACGAGATGGTGCAACGCGGCATGCCACGCGTCCGGCGTGTATTCGTCGACGTGCTGATGAGGGAACGCCGCTTTCACGTACCGAACGAGGGCAGTGGTTTCGGTCCGGTCCATTCTTGCTCCTCTTGATCCTTAGCTCGGGCGCGCTCCATGGCGCGGGTAAACATGTCGTCCGTTTGCTGCTGACGGTTTCCGGGCGAGATTTGCGGCGGCGGTGACGGCGGGTCGGGCTCATCGAGCCACCCTTCGCGGTTGAGCCACGTTGCGGGATACGGGGTGTACTTCGGATCCGCGCCGGTGCGCTGTTGAGCGAGGGTTGCTGCTGCGGAAATGATCGTGTCCGGATCTACTTTCGCCGTTGCCGCCCTGAAAGCTTTTCGGGCCTGCCCCTTACCGACACGTCGGGGATAGGCGCTCCAAAACTCGGAGAACCGGGGAGGGTCCTTATCTTTCTCGCGAGCGGAGCGAGCGGACTCGCTCGTGTTGCTACGGCCGCTGGGCTCGGGGGGAGACGAGAGAGGGGGGTGTTCCGAAGGAACACCATTGGGGTTGGGGTTGGGGGCACCCGTTACGGTGCCGTTACTCTCCCCGTTAGTAACGCCGTTACGGTCCGCGTTACGGTTTTCGGCCTTACGACGCTCCCTCCAAGCCTTCTGACGTGCGGCAGCGTCCTTGCGCCCTGCCTCGACTTGCTCCCGTGAGGCTTGGTAATCGAGGTAATCGTGGACCTGATAACCCCCGTCGATCTCTTCCCAAAGCCCTGCCTCAACTAGCTTCCGAACGGCAGTACGTGCCATAGCGAGGGCTAGGGCATCGTTATCCTCTCCGTTACTAACGCTGTTAGTAACGCCGTTACGGTCCGCGTTACGCATCGCGTCTACAACGTCTTCGAAATCCAGCAACCGAAGCGCTGTCTTCTTAGGGATAAATCCATCCGTGAGGTTACGGTTGCACCACGCGAGTCCGGCTGAAAACAGAGCGATTCCCAGCGCTCCCGCTTGGTCAAATTTTGGATGATCGTAAAAATCATCACTCAGACGAACCCACGCCACTATTCCCCCTTCCCAGAAAGTCATTCATCTTCGGTGGACTCAATGAGTTCGGCGACTTCCATCATCAAATGGGTTGCGTCATTTCCGCGCGCGTGGTCGGAGCGGCGGGGGCACCGTTTCCCCGGGCGGCAGAACGCGTCATGCACCGCAGTTCGTAGCTCCTGACCGACTCCCCATGCGGCGCACGTGTCCACGATCCGCCGGGCGTGAGTAGCGGTGACAGTGCCCCGCGCGTGGTCGTTGTCGCCGTGGCAGTACGGCCCGGACTGGCACAGCCAGTCATGCAGCCACGCCCGCACGGCGGACACCGGATCGCGCGGAGACTCGTCGTGCCCCTCGGACCGGAGAAGGCTCAGGCGAGCTGTAGCGGCGGACTCATTCCTCGGTGACGGCGGCGGAACCGGCCGCGCGCGCTCAGCTTCCAGCCGTTCGGCTAGTTTCTTGGTCTCACGCATCGCTTCCCCTGTAAGAAGAGAAGACAGGGGGCGGCCGCATCCGCCGCCCCCTGGAATGGGTTACTCGGCGGCGTCCAAGCGCTGTTCAAGGGCGGCGATCCGGTCGGACAGTTCAGCCAGGTCCGGAACTTCGTCCCCGGGCTCGGGACTCAGCGTTGCGTAGTCCTGCCTGTCGGCGAGACGCTCATAGTGGCGATCGCACTCGGGACAGGTCGAGGGCCACGGCACGGTAGTGACTTCCTCACCGGACAGTCCGCATACCGTGCGTCCGTCCACCCGCCACGTGTGCGTGTAGCCGTCGTCCTCGTCGGTCTCGTCCTCGTCGGGCTCAGCTTCGGCGGCAAGCTGGTCGCGCTGGTCCCGGAGTTGATCGCGCTCGGCGCGGGCGGCGGCGAGCTCGCGGCGAAGCTCCAGTACATCGCCAGAGAATTCGTAGGCGAACCAGCGCGACATCTCCGCGGACTCGCGGGTGTCGGCAGCGCGCACCCGGGCCGACTGCCATGCGGTGTGGAACCGGTCGCGGTCGGTTCGGACCTGCTCCAGCTCACTGGATAGCCGCTCAAGATGCCGAAGTGTTCGGCGGACGGCACTCCGAGTTTCTCCCGTAAGGGAGCCGATCAGGTCGTACAGGTCGCTGCGCACCCGTCGGGTGTCATCGCGCGTATCCAAGCTGACGGGTACCACCTGGGCGGGGTGGTGCCCGAGGATCGCCAGCGCCATGGTGATCCGCTCGGCGGTACTGCTGGGCAAGTAGACGGACGTCTTCTCACCGTCCGTGCCGCAGGACGTGATAGTGGTGCTGTCGACGATGTGAACGATGTCGCCGTCGTTATCGGTGTGCTTGTAATTTCCGTCGTTCACTGGGACTCCTAGGAAAGAGGGGATCCGTATCCGGCGTGCCGAAGAAGTGTCACTGCCGCAGAAAGGTGCATTCGCACGGGAGCGGTGTACACCTCAAACGGAACTGGTTTCCATACGTCCATAAGGCGTCCGGCTGTCGCGATTTCCATATGTGCCCACCAGGACGCAACCCGCGCGGTTCCATAACCGGGTCGCTTTGTCACGAGAACTCCGATTTCGGCAGTGGCGTTAATCCGCTCTGTGTCGGTTTCGTTCAGCCAATCTGATATGAGCTGGTCACCGGCGTTCTCCGCCTTGTTCCCGCCCTTGATTTCCCAGCAGATTCCGGGACATCCGGTGATGTCCCCTTGGTCCCGGTGGCCGTGTTGTGTCCGCGTATCCGCGTAAGGCCAACCATGATCCTGGAGAAAGCGGGCAACACCGGTTGCGGCACGTGTTCCGATATCACGTGGCTTGTTCATCGTCGTTCTCTTCGACAATCTCAGCGTGTACAACGTCGGAATCAGGGGATGCGGGGATTTCTGTATCCTCGGAGCGCGCCCGTGCCCGTTCTTGCTCGTGGCGATATTCGGCGCTTGTGGGAACCCATTTCGCGAGTCGATGCGCGGCCGTCTTCAGCCACATGGACTCCGGCCATTTCTGCCAAGGGGAATAACTTGAGTCCGCTCCGTCTGACATGGCACGCGCCTTCTCAATATCGTGCTGATTGAGAATGACCACTTTGGAGGTTGATCCACTGTTCATGACCGCGTAGGCGTAGGCACCGACCATGGTTCCCCGGTTCCCGAACCAGTCGGCCTCGTGGATCGGCCTCTCGTGTTTTCCGGGAATCCATTCAAACGTGTCATGCTCGTGCACGATCTCCGCGACGACCGAGGCCACCGCGCCCGCGCGGTAGATTAGCTCGATCTCACCTTGGTAGCCGGTGATGCCCTGGACTTCGAGGGATCCCTTGCGCTTCCTCGGGACTAGGTAGAATTCGGTTGTTCCGGGAGTAAGCCCCTGTTGTGCTGCGTCCATGAGCGCCGACATGAGCGACTGCGGAGCGTTCCGGGCTGCCTCCGCTAGTTTCGCGTCTCGGCGAAGAATGCCCTGAGCGATCCGCACCCAGCCAGCGCCATTGACATGGCTCGGCATCACCTGGGCGAAATCGTCTCTGTACTTGCCCACCATTCCGGACGGGCTCGTGTCCCGCTGGGCAACCGCGTTTGTCACCGACTGGCCCATTACTCGCTCCCCACATAACGCGCGTACACCCGGTATTCGCCATTCACGGTTCGAGCAATGGCTTCAAAATCCCCGATAGGTGCGTAGGCGCTCAGATACGCACGACGAATTTGGTTCGCCGTGACCGACGCGAGTTGCGCGGTCCTCTTGACGTCGATGCGTGCCCATTCGCCTGGACGCTTTCTCAGTGCCTGAGCGATGGTTTGATGCTTCGACCGCTTCGGCGTTGCTGGCGTGGACTTGGACGGTGGAATTTCGAATTTGAGTCGCATATGAATCTTCTAGGAACGTGCGGGAGAGAGGGACTTTGTTTCTCCCGTAGATTTGTCGATCGTGCGCGTAGCTACTCGTCGCCCGTCCGGACGTGCAGCGCGCGTGGCGTTCCCGATCGCATCGAGAATTCGCGCCTTGGTCTCGTTCACGTGCGACTTCGCACGCGACTCCGCATCCCGCGCGGACACGTATTCATCCGCGAGTTCGTCCGTGATGGTTACGGTTACGTCGTCTACACCATCCGGAAGTCGGCGGACCGTGCGGACAGTGGAATCGGCACCGTCAATCGACGGGCGTTCACCGGATTCGATCGAGTAGAGGAAAGATTCAGCCGCTTTACGCATGAGCTGGGTTTCCTCGTGTTGAACCGGGTCGTCCCGATCAAGGGCGATGGTGTATTCCCGGTAGTCGGAACCGCCGATGAGAACGGCCACATGCGCTTGCGAGAGCCCGAGCGCGTCCAGGTACCACAGCACCTGGGCGCGGTAGTGAACCGGTATCTCGTCGGATCCCGACGTGCCCCACTCGTCACCGGATCGGCTCGTCTTGATCTCCAGAACCTCAACCGTGCCGTCCGGAGTCAGGACGAGCCGATCCGGCGTGGCCAACTGCCAGTCCCGCTCTGCGTGAACGTAGGCCCCGGCCCACTGGACGTCACACTCGGGATGTTCGGCTGCCCACTTCTGAGCGACCGGTTCTTCAAGGCGACGACCCCACTCCATGGAAGGGGTATCGGCAGGGCCACCTTCGAGCCCCGCCTTCTGATGCCACAACGAGAATGCCGACAGGTAGGGCGATAGCCCCATGACCGGAGCGATGTCCGAACCGCCGATACGGCCGCGCCGCTGTTCGTGCCACTCGGCGGACCCCGGGGAGTGGTCTGGCAAACGGTGCGCGTCCAGCATCAGGCGTCACCGCCCTCGGGTGCGCACCACACGCGGACCGGCATTCCGTTCACATCGGCGAACGCTTCGAACTTTTCGGGATCGGGATGGCGAACCGGGATCGTCCCGAGCGCGTCAGCCCACGCAGCAACCGTCTCTTCCGACGCCGGGTGAACATGGCCGTCCAGGTGCCGGCCGGTCTCGGGTATGTACCACCACACAGGTGGCAGTTCCCGCGTCAGCAGGGCCGCGAGTTGGATCGCTGCCCGGTGCTGAGACATACGGGTATCCTGCAATTGGACTCCTTACCGGGTAGTTCACTCGCTGCCGCGTAGTTGGGGCTACGCGGCAGCACCTTGCTGACGGGCTTCGTCGCGCTGTTGCCGGATCAGCGTGATCCGCTGTTCGAGCGGCATCCCGCCGGGACGGTGCGCTTCACGCGCAGCGTCTTCCGGACTGAGCGCGTCCCGACGCGCCCGCATCTCCGCGAGCATCCGCGCGGCTACCGTGGTGGCCTCGTCGCGCGTCATTAGTCGTCTACCTCTGCCGACAGGCGTGTCGGAGTGGTACCGATGACGCGTGCGAGATGGCACAGCAGCTCCCGGGAGGGATGCCGCTCCCCGCGCTCTATGCGAGCGAGATGATTCTCGGTGCAGTGTCCTCCGCGTAGGTCGATAGCGTGCACCACGTCTGCCCTGCTCATCTGTTCGAACTCTCGTGCACGCCGGATCAGCGTGCCGCTTGCTTTCAACGCCATGGACACCACGCTAGAGCAGGAACCACAGGTTTCACGCGGTTTTGTACATGCAGAACGGGGTATAAGTCGCTTTAACCTGCGAAAACGAGTAAAAATTTTTACCAGGATCCTGCTATAAGGTAGGCCAAAATTAAGGTAAACCTGTGTTACCTGTGGCATCATGAAGTCATGACAGCACCCCATGACGCACTAGCCGACGCACTAGACGCGCGGCTAGACCACCTAGGGCTGACCCTGAACCAACTATGCGACCGCGCGGGGATCCGCTACGAGACCCTGCGCGCGATCCGTAAGGGCGAGAGCCGCCCGCAGCGGCGGACCGTCCGCAAGCTTGACCGGGCGCTCGGCTGGGATCCGGGACAGACTGAGCGCATACTCAACGGGTCGCCGCCGCCGGACGAGAGTCCCGAGGTGCGTTACGTGGACAGCACCGAGATGGAGATCCTTCGAGCGAACCTCCCAGAGGAGAGACGCGAAGCGCTGTTGCGCTGGCGGCGCGAAGAGCGTTCTCGGTTCCTCGAACGGATCGAGCTAGAAGAGCAGCTGTACCAACAGAAAAAAGACAAAGAGGAGTAG